GATGGCGGTGTTCCTGCCGTCTATGGTGATGCGGCACATGACCGCCGTGGTTCCGTCAGCCTTTATCTTGCCGCGGTTGATATAGAACAGTATGGAAAAGGTACTTCTCATGATTCTCATTGTTTATGGGTTATAGAACAAGTTTCAAATCTCCGGTAGCCTCGATAAGCCTGTCCATGTCCTCGAAGAGCTTTTTCGGGGTGACGCGGGCATAGACCTGGGTCGTCTGTATGTTGCTATGCCCCAGCATGCTGCTGATGGTCTCTATCGGAACGCCCGCTTCAAGGGTGACGAGCGAGGCGAACGAGTGGCGTCCGACATGGTAGCACAGGTTCTCCTTTATCCCTGCCAGTACGGCCAGCGCCTTCATGTGGTTTCTCATGCTCGGATAGTGGATCATCGGGAACAGCGTGTCCCTGCTGTCATCATGATATTTCTCTATCAGGGCGACGGCTTCCGGCAGCAGCTTCACGCTTGCGCGGAGCTCGTTCTTTTTACGGCGGTATTTCAGCCATAGCTTGCCGTCCTCGCCGGTGTACAGGTTTTCCCGGGTGACGGTCACGGCATCGCTGTAGGCGACCCCGGTATAGCAGGCGAAGAGGAACAGGTCCCTTGCCAGACGGTGGGTCGTGCGGTGCGGGGCTATCTCCACGTCACGGATTTTCTCGAAGCTTTCACGGCACAGTGCCTTGGGAGTCTTGACGGTCTGTTTCGGGAGGACGTAGTGCTGGAACATGAACCGCTCGGAGTGTCCTTCCTGATAAGCCCTTTTGCACGTTTTCTTGAGAATTGCTAGGTAATGCCGTACAGTGTCCACGGCATACCCTTTCTCGTCAAGGATGAAATTCTCATAGTCGTGGATGAACTGTTCCGTAAGTTGCCCGAAGGCCAGGTCTTTCGTCTTGAATTTGGTTTCAATGAACTCGCGCATGGTACGGCAGGTAAAGTCGTATGCCGGATAGGTACCTTTTGCCCGGTCTATCCCGATACGGCTCTTCACCTCATCCCTGAGGGCATCCAGCATTTTCATCAGGGTCATCTGCGTTTTCATGCTGCCCTGGAAGGCATCCTTGACGGAAGCGGCATCAAAATCCCCCTTGCGCTCCAGAAGGGAATCGAAGGCGGCATTGATGTCAAGCAGCAGCTTGTCGATTTTCGCATTTGTCTCCACCGCCTCCCTGCTCTTGCCGTTCAGCCGGCTTTCACGGGGATTCCACAGCCCGGGAGTGCAGGAGAGCTTGCAGCTGAACTGCGCCATCGTCCGGTTCACGGTGATGCGTCCCATTATCGGAGCTTTGCCCGACTTGTCCAGTCCGCTCTTTTTGAGGTAGAGCAAAACCTTGAATTTTTCTACTTTCATACGCTTATAACTTTAGTTGCAAAATTACCTGTTTTATAAGCGTTCTTCGGCATGCAAAACAATGACAATCAGTGTAATATATCGGCGTTTTTAATTATCCGATTTGCTTCGCGTTACCTCGTTTCCTTTCGGTAACTGACCTGCTAACGGTTTGGTAACTGAACATCTTCAATAATCTCCACTTTCCTGCTTTTTTTATAAGTGGAAGAATATAGAAAAATGGTTAGTTTCCAGCGGATTACGTTATCCTTTCTTCTCGTTTCCGGTGCTCTGTTTGCCTATCTTATTCCACCATGCGAGAAATACGCATTTCACGAGCATCCATCAGAAGCGCTACTTCATCCCATTCAGGTTGGAATACATCGGCATACACAACCGGAATCTTCCCGAATAGATTGGGAACCTCTTTTATCACCCAGCCGCCCATTTCATCGATAGCCGTAATAATCTTATCTGCCGTCCAGATTGTACAGCTGTTCCGGATCATACCATTAGAATTTACTTGATAACGATGGATAAAGGCATCCATATCATCATTATCGTCGAAATGGGGATAAAATTCAGATAAAGTATTTTCATTACGGGGAACAGAGAGCGTTTTCACCTTCAACTCCGTAATCAATTTGCCGTCTAATCCTTTGGATATATACGGATAGAACACAAGAGCGGCCTTACTTTCAGAAAGCACCTTGCGTGCAAATGACTTCAAAACGGATTGCATCTTCAATCGGCGTTCCCATACACGTTTGAACTCTTGGAAACCATCGTTCTGATCAGCTCCGGTAATCGTCATTTGCCCGCCAAACAGGAAAGCGACAGAGGTGCGCACCTCCTTCTTCGGAAAGTTGGTTACGATACGGGCCACATCTACGATCTTATCAGGAAGGCGTACTGGTTCACCATTTTTATCCACCAAAGTATCCGAATAGACTTCTAAACGTTTAGGCTCACGCCAGCCAACAGAGGTTTTACGTCTCCGACGTTCGCCATTATATTCGTTGTAATATTCTCTTGGTTCTCGGTATTCTATCGTATCGACACATAGCGTACTAACTACCTGCCCAAAATCTTCATTTGTAAGGATGTCGTTTATACTTGGCATAATTGTTTTATGCTAAAATATAAAACGAAAAAGCGCAATCACTTTAAATGATCACGTTTTTATTTAATCGCAGCCGACTTACCTATGGGATAATGTTCTTTCTCGTAAGCAATCACTATATCTGACATCATCATAAGTTCAACTGCATTTCTATCGTTTGCAGGTGTATTATCATCCACCAATGGTAACAGTTTCTCTATTCTTGCTTGCGCAAACTCATATTGTTTATGTGATATCATCTTCGTTTTGTCTACATTGGGAAGTAAAAGTAGCGATAATTTTGAATTATAAAATTATCCCCTCGGAAAAATTTTATAAAATCGAATTATCTACTCCTTGCTACCCGACGTACAGAGTTAGCCTTGCACAACCCGATGAACTCTACATTCTCGGCAAGGATCGTCATGCCGTCCGGCGCATCATCATGCTTATTGCCACCTTCTTTCTTATATCCGGTAAGCGCTTTCATAAACCGATCGTAATCCGAACCTTTCCTATACTCGCCCTCTTCCAGGAAATAGCAATGCTTCTTAATCCAACCAGACTTCAACAAGATACGTGTATCCTTATTGGCTGTTGTCGGTTTCGCCTGGATGATACATTTCTCATTCTTTGCCTTTACAGCCTTACGGACATTGAGGGCGAACAAACGACCACCATTGTTACTCTCGATACGCATATTGTCGCAACGGGTATCAAGGATCAAGGAAACCAGCTTCGGTTCGGTAATCTCGACATTGTCTTTCGTAAACAGCACATCGGTAATGAAATACTTCGTACCGAATACTTTAGCAATAGGCGCACAGAAATCGTCGTCTCCCTCGTCTGCCACATCGGTAGCACCGATAACACCATCCGGTTGCTTACCTTCTATATCTGCCAGCTTGAATCGGTTTAATTCTGATTTAGGGTACAACAACCCAATAGCCTCGATCGGTTCCTGCATATACTCGGCACACCAGATGGAATCGTCCGTTTCCTCTCGTAGTTCATGGTAATACTCTGTCGTATGCACATCCTCACAAAAAGAGCGGTCGTTCTCATCCAGGGCTGCGATACGGATAATCTCGTCATACTTCCCCATTTCCTCCATACGACCAAGAACGTCCGTAGCCGACCAGCGGGTACCGATGTCGATTGAACAACAGTTTCCCTCGATACGAGAATCATGTGTTCCCTGCTTCCAAGACCAGACCTTTTCGTTATTGGTGTCAGATAGTGCATCTTCCAAACTCTTATACAAGTCGTCGGTCATGGCCAACATAGACGCACCGAAACCGATTACCGTACCGCCTACACCAGCCCCGAAGTAACTCACCTGCCGGGCAGCTTCCAAGCTCCAGCCATGCACGTTCTGTTTATCACCACGTAGTTTTACATCCGGAAAAACTTCTTTGAACCGGGAAGAGCGGACAATATCACGGGTATCGTAGGACAGTTTGTTGTACAGCGTATCGGAGCAGCAGTTACGCATTACTGACTCCTCCGGGAAATGGCCAAGCATCCAGGCAATGAATAACGACGAAATATATGACTTCCCGGCTCGCGGAGGCATAGACACAGCAAGCCGGCGGATGATACCAGCCATATATGACTCGTACACCCGCGTAAAAGCATCAGCGACCTTCTTCAAGAATAGTCGCTTGGCAAAGAACTTAGGATCATGGTAAAGACAATATGACCAAAAGTCATTATTCGCCTCCCGTCTCCTCAGTAATATTGCCGCTTTCGCCTGTTGTATTAATATTTCCCGATTGTTCTTTTTCGCCATGGATAATAGCCCTTAACTCTTCATCTGTCATACTCTCCAGGTCATCGCCCAGCTTATTACCAATCTGCAACTCTTTCCGGTCGCGCCACTTCTCCGGTTGCCGGTTCTTCAACCAAAATATCGCTGCTGTTGTATCTGCCGGCTGATGCTTCTTGATATGCTTCTCTCCTACAACCAAGCCATTCTTGCAGACAGTATGTGTTTCCTCGAAGTCGTAACCGATTGCGCGGTTGTACAATTTCGAAGCAACATTAGAGTCTGCAATATCCTTTCCTCTTTTTAAGGAGTCAAGGAATTCTGGATAATCTTTCTTCCATTTGTTAAGAGTTTGCTTTGATACACCAAAAAAATCAGCCAATTCGTCATCGGTAGCTCCTAACAAAGCATAATTCTCCGCTAGTTGAATATACTCCTCCCGAAATAAACTTTTTCGACCTCTAGCCATATCTTTTTATATATTATAGGAAAAGAGAGAATAATTCTGTCATTCTCCCCTCCCTCTACTTCTACATTAATTCTGCCATTTCTTTTGGCGATTCTGATAGATAAAGATTAAAAAACAAAAAGAGTTTAAATCACTTATACATCAAAGGATCCTACTCGAAGCCTTTTTCATTTATCTCATCATCTTCTGTTTTTCTGCATATACCTGCACATACTGACCAAAATTAAAGATATTGATTACAACATCTTTTATTGCATTAATCGTATAATACATCAAAAACATCAGAACAAATAAACATACCCAATTGTATGCATTTATAAAACTGCTCCAAGCTTCAGGTAGCGATATTTCTGCTTTTACAACAATACAGGCAAATGCGCCTACAATAGTTGTCAAAAACATCATCCCCAAAACAACTGCAAAAATCGTATTCAAAGACTGAAATAAAGAATAATCTTTACCTTCTTCCTTGAAATTAATCAATCCTCGAACAAACTCAGAGTTGCTCAATCCCATCATTAAAGCATAGCCTGACAAAGTAAACCCAAGCATATTTGGACCCACAGATAGAATTGTCGAAGCAACATACTCTATTAAATCTAAAGAAGCTTTTCCCGAAAAGAAACAGATAGCAAAAGAAACTACTGTTAAAACCAGCGGTAACCAAATAGATTTTTTTAAGTTCTCTCTGGAATATATCTTCCAGACAACTCCCCATCCCGGATAATAAATAGTCTTCATAAATCAGTTTCTTTTAATATATAACATCTATTCAGATGTTTTTTCTCCAAATCCAGCAATAGAACGTATCATTTTTTTCAATGCAGAAATAGGACTGTCAATAAACTCAACCACCTTTACCATTGGATGATCTATTGTCCGAATAGGATGAATAACTCCTTTTTCATCTATTTCGCTTGCTTCTACATATCCATTCGATGCGCTTAATTCTACAAAACCTGTTATCATCTCACTTCTAGTTACATCAATAGGAATTTTCTTTGAACCACTCAAATCAAGCACAGCCTTTTTAGGTCTACTTCTCTTTAACTGATCGTCTATTAGTTTTTTCCATCCTTTATTATTGTCATTATTAGAATAGGACACTACCACCTTTAACTTAGACAACGATGTTGATTTAATAATTCGATCTATCAGTTCTCTATCTTTTTCTGTATTAACTTGATAGTCATCCTTATCCAGAAAACGATTTAAAGCACTATTCAAGAAATCAAGTATTTGAGAACCGGAGGTTTCTTTATCTAAGAAAACAAGTCGATGGTACTCTGAGAAAAAATAATATTCCCAAGTCTTTAATCCAAGTCCTTTTTTAGGATCAGCACCAGAAGGGACCACTTCGTTTGTATCACTATCTAAAGCGGGGGCCTCTGGATCAAAAAAGCTGCATTTGCAAATGCTCCATAAATAACATTACCATCATCTGTTGTATAATAAGTTTGAACTCTTGTATATCTATCACCATAAGTGTTAACTGTTATCTTATCTTCAAATATCTTCTTAAAATATTCAATATAATTCTCAGTCTTTTGAGCTTCTTCGGGGTACAGTACTATATTGATAATCTTTACTTTTAATGCTTTTATAGGATTACTTCGTTTTGCCATATTGCTTAGATTTAAATGTTATCGGGTAAATATACGATTTATTAAATTTTCCACAAATAATCAGAACCTAAAAATCAATATATATGTAATAATTATAACAGATACTGCTGCATAACCTGGATAGCCTGTTCCACGCTCCGAACAATCACATACTTACTACCCGCCATTTCAACCTGGCGTTGGTATTCCTTTTGCTCTGCAGACTGTTTACCTGTAGATGTCTTGA